TCCCAGAATTCTTCCGTACTTTTCGGTGGAATCTGGGAGTTCTGTTTTAACAATGATGTCGGTTTGACCTTCTAACTTTTTCTTGAGCCACTCTTTAACTTCGAGTCCGAGTTTCTTTTCATTCGCATCTGTAGTGCGTGACTCAGGAGTATCAACCCCAGCAAGGCGAATTCGCTTAGTGAGAGAAATATCAAAACCCAGATCAATAGCAGCATCTATTGTATCTCCATCTACAACTTTTAAAACAGATTTAATTCTGTAGATATAAGGATCCTTATCCATTATAATGGTAATTTGAACTTCTCAGTATTTAGTTTGGGAATAGGTAATTTTTCGAATGCTTTATTGACTTGATTCTCCACAACCTTACCAACGAAATCTTCTGGATTATTCAGAATTGCCTCTGCTTTCTTATAAGTCACATAAGCACCATAACAAAGTGCTCCACTAATCGCCAGGCTTGTCGCTGATAGAATGATTGCTAGGTTCTTCATTTTTCATTTCCTCATGTGCTAATCTTAGTATGTAGTAAATTACATATGCGGTAAAGATAAGACCACATCCCAATATTGTAACAACTCCCCAGGGGAAATCCATCAATACTTACCTTCTGTGCAATACTGAACTTTCTTGTTTGGATAATAAGGATACTTGCCTTCTTGCGGTTTCATCCATCCACAACCAATCAACCAATCCATAGTCATTGGTGTAGGACGAATTTGATCCCAAAGAGGACCTTTGGCACACATTTCTAACTTCTCAGCAGTTACATTTGATTGTTCTTCTGCCCAGTTGGCATCTGCTTCCCAAGGAATAGCACGACTTTGCATCATTGATTCGTAAGTTAGACGAGTCTGCTTCATTACCCAGGCAGGAATTTCTGAGTCTTGGTGTACCTGTGCCATAAAGGATGTTTGTAATCCACCACCCATACAATCTTGAACCACATGCCATCCTTCATGTCTCATTGTTCCTAGAAACTCTCTAGGATCTTTAAGAAGTTGTTCGTTCACAAAGAAACGATTGTAGTTTGGTTTATATAATCCTACTGTTCTTGGAGTAAAGTATCTTTCTGGTGCAACATAAACAGGAACATTTACACCATCAAGAGCAGTAATAATTCTTTTTAGTTCTTCTCTGAACGGATCAAAGTCTGGATCCTTTAGTAGTTCAGAATCTACTGTGAGTTTTTCAACTCCTTCAGTGCATTCTAAGAGGATCATACATCCCATTGCCTCTGCACTATAAGGTCTTACTGTTGGTTGTTTTGGTTCTAAAGAAGATGCTATAGCAGGAAATGCTAAAGATAAAACTAAACCAACTGATGTAATTAAATTTTTCATTCGTTCCACCAACCTTCTTGTTTATGAATCCAGACTTTCAAATCTTTCACATATTTTCTCAAAATCTGGGCTTGTTCTTCATGCCAAAAATCACCCGTCTCCATGTGAAGACGGGTGTGATTATCTATAGCTTTGAGTATTTGATGGATGGGAGCATTCCAACACTCTCGTTTAGGAGTGTTCCATTCTCGTGGCATTGGTATGTGAAAGTGTATATTTGTTCGTCACCTAGAAAGTCAGTTTGACACAAATCAGGACCAACTATCATATGACCAACAATAGTCAAAGTCACAAATTCAATCATTTTTTCTTACCACCATTCTTTGCTTTTTTAGCAGTAGCATTTCCTTGATTCTGCTTTGGTTTTTTAGCAGAGTTGTTACTACCTTTATTTTTAGATTTGGACATTATACACCACCTGTGCGCGGTTGTACTTGACCTTCTAAAACTTCAACTCTTTCTTCAAGAGTTGGTTCAGCAGCAACTTCTGGTGCTGGTGGTTCTGGAGTAGGTTCTACAACTACTTCTCTACGAGGTTCTTCTTTTTTTTCATCATCCTCACCACCTTTCTTCATTGTGTTAATACCAAAGGTCGCAGCAGAAGCAGTAAATACGGTAGCAATAAAAGTTGGGTCCATCTTAGCAAGAAGACCAGCATAACTAGCAGTCAAAAGAGCAGCAGACCAACTCAGAATAGCAACACGAATAACAGTACTCATACATTTACCTTTTTTGTCTTCCATCAGTCCTTATGATGATGTCTTTGTTATTTAGGATTTTAGAACCTAAACTTAATCTTACCAGCAATAGAGTTATTGGTAACTCCATTATTTACACCATGAGAACCTTCTACTATTAACATTTCTTTATAGTCAATAGAAGCAGTTGCTCCATAAGAGTTATCAGTTGCATAAGAACCTTCTAATCCAATACCAAATACATCAGCTTTCTTACCACCAAATCTGGTTTCAAGTTTAAGTCCTGCCTCACCAACATGTGTAGTCTCGTCAAATGCCTTTACATGTCTTGCAGACACTGAAGAACCTGTTTCGGTGTATGCGTTTCTGCTTATATTTTGAACAGTGTGTCCAACAAATGGATGTAACCATTTTGCGACATGCATATAAAGACGGTTTGATACCCACCACTCTGAACCAGTAGTCTTGCCATCATTATTAAATACACCTTCCACTGTTCTTGAATAGTTGTACTTACTATTTGCAATAGCAGCATTTGTATTCAATGATAAGGTATTGCCATGGAAAGTATTGAAAATACCGTGAACATCTTTTCTTTGAGATGTACTTGAATCTACACCACGAAGATTGATGTTTACATTATTATACTGATAACCAACTGTCCATCCTTTGGATAAATCTAACTCAAAACCACCACCAAATATCTTAGAATCTGCAGAATATTCATCAGCATTATATGACTGAACAAATCTATTGTTCTCAAACACTCTAACTTTTTCTTTAGTTCTGGATGGTTCGTGATTCAGAAGTCTATTGATATTATCATTAATACCATCAAGAACTTCTAGTTGGTCAATGCGTCCAAAGAAGTTATTATAATTGTGAGAAACATTTACATCACCCCATAATTCATATGTAACTACTGGTGTTCCATTAACAACGGTTTCAGTTCCATTAGAATAAGTTGTGGTTGTAACTGGTGTAGTTACAACTGTTCTTACCATTGGAGTTGTAGTTGTTACTGCATTATCTCTTACAATCTTTTGAATACCATTCTTTTCAGAAGCAGTATGTTCTGTTACCTTTGTTTTTAAAACTGGAAGTGTTGTAGACTGAACTGAAGACTGTGAAACAGACTGACGAGTAACAGCAGTTGAATCAAGTGCTGTTGCAACCACAGAAGAACTTACATCACCATCAACAGAAGTAGAAGTTGTAGTGGTTGTTCCATTTATAACTGAAGTTGAACCATCAGCATTATATAAAGTTGTTACTGGAGTGGAAGATGTAGTGGTTGTAGTAACTGGTGTAGTATCAAGGATTGTATCAGTGTAAGTTCTAACTCTTACATTTCCATCAGCATCAGTATCGGTTACAGTTCTAGTAACTGTTCTGGTTCCTGTTCTTGAAGATGATGCAGTTGAAGATGTCGTAACAGTTCTTGTAACTGCAGTTGTATCCAATGCAGTCGCAGTTACTGCAGCAGTTCCAGTTCCATCAGCAGAAGAAGTTGTAACTACTGGGGTTCCATTTGATGTGGTTGTAGTCCCATCAGACCAAGTTGTTGTTGTGACTGGCGTTGTAGTTGTTGTAGTTGTTGTGACGGGAATTGTAGTAACGATTGTATCCGTATAAGTTCTAACAACAGGATTACCATCAGCATCAGTAGAATTAACGGTTCTCGTAACATATGAAGTTTCAGTTCTTGTGGATGATGAAGTTGAAGTTGATACTGAATTTGATGTTGATGTTCCCGTAACTGTTGGCGGGGGTGGTGTTCCGCCAGTTTCGTAAATATCCAAAACACCGTTTTGGTTCGCATCACCAGAAAGTGCTGCTGCTGAAAGACTTACAGTGCTGGAAAGAATAACACTATCCATAGGCATCCAGTTGACTGTTGGAGAACCCGCAGCATTATAAGTAAATTGATAATCACCAGCAGAAAGACCTGTGAAGGTTACACCTTGCCAGGAGTATGAAGTCTGAATACTAGGGTCATATGGAACTAGTTGTGTTCCATTAGATGTAAAGTAGTTTGTGCCAGGAATTAATCCATCTGGCATAGTTTGTTGAATTAAGGTCCAATTAACTGTTGATGGAGCAAAAGTAGTTCCGTTGATACCTTGTAAAGTTAAAGTACCTTCGTTAAAGGTAGTTCCTGGATGCCAGTTACCATACCAGAAGGTAACTGATCCGTTGCCCCCACCAACATATCCGATAGAGTTAGTGTGTGCTAATACTGCTGTTGGTGCTCCCATCAAAAGAGCAGACGCTACAGCAAGCGCCCTTGTAGCGTAAGACATAAGAATCCTCTATGACTTAGTGTGTACTAAACAAAACAAACCGAAGTGTGTTTAAAAAGTAAAGTATTCACCAAGTCCTAGAGGACTCGGACTATGTAGATTCAGATCAGTTAAGATCAAGAATCAGTTATAATTGTATATTTATCCTTTCTTCCAGGCTTCACCCTCTGCCTTTCTTCTACGTGCTAGTCCTGCTTCAACATTAGAACCAGGATTGCGATAGAGGAATAAAGCATCGGGTACAAGATCCCATTCTTTATTCTTTAGGCGTTTAGTAATAGTATTAAAGTTATCACCACCGTAAAAACCGGCACCAAGATTATAAGCAAAGCTGAGCAGAGCGCCTCTTTTTCCATCTGACATTTCATTCCAATGTGGGATTTTGCGCAAAGCGGGAAGAAACTCTTTCTTACATTGTTCAATAAGAAGTTGATCCGCTTCTTGCTGAGTTAAAGTATCACCAAGTTTAAATGGTGAACCGTCTTTCTTACGAGTCGAACCCCAACCAATAGTGATTGGAAGTCCACCTGTAAGAGGATCTGGATATGCCTTTAGATGACAACCTTCAAACTCCTTGATCAATTTGATGCCCATTTGGGGAACATCATCACCACCTGTTACGGGAGCTGCAGCAGCAGGAGTTACTGTTGCAGCATTAGTCTTTTTTCCTCTATAAATCTCCGCCCAATCAATATTATCTTCTAGATATTTGACAGGTAGATTGTCTTCTAACCACTGAACTGCTTTGACGTGGTTAGGATTCTTCTCGTCATAGAACTTGAAGAAGTTGTGTAGATCGATACGTGCCATTGTTTGTTCTCCTATCAGTCGAAAATTCTGCCCCAACCATCATTGCCGCCTGGGCACCAACGATGCTTAAGAACTGCTTTGGTGTAAATGGTCTTCTTACCATTTGTAACTGGACCAGTATAGTTATCGTTTAGAGAACCATATGGATCATTTACATAGTATCCCTTACCATCTGGTGTCTTACCAATTACAACACACATATGCCCACCAGTAGGTGCAGAAAGAGAACCCCTGTGAAGGATACCAATAACAACAGGTTTCCCAGCATCGAGACTTTTATCAATATCAGCAAAAGAAAGATTGTAACTAAAGTGTGACTTAATTCCATAACCTGCCAGAACTTTTGTCTGAACGGCATGATCAGTTGTGTCGCCGATTGCAAATACTTTCTTAACGTATTCATCGTCACCTTTGATGCTTCCTGGCTTGAGGAAAGCAAGACACATAGCACACGATGAAGAGTTGCAAGTTCTATGTGCATCTCTGTAGTTATCTACTTG